TATTTAAAAGAAGAGTTGATTGAACTTAAAACCCATGTAATAATAAAACATAAAAGGAATAAACGTTAATGGATTCTAGTATAGCTGGTAAAACATCTGATTCATTTATATCTTTAGAATATTTTAGAGAGTATGAAGGCACTAAAGTTACTCCAGTTTTAGATGTTGAAGATGATATTACTGTTGAGAAGTATTTAAAAACTGCTACAACTTTAATAAATTCTAACAGTTTTAAAAGTGTACTTCTTCCTAAATCAGTTTTATATTCTGGTAATATTAGTATAACTTCAAATATAATATTATTTCCAGATGAAACTGAAGAAACTTTTACAGAACTGTTTAAGTATAATGATTTAATAGGTAGTGTATTTTGTGTAAATGCAAATGGTATAACTTATATTACTGGTGAGATTGATAAAATTGTAATAGAAACACAATCAATACATGTAATATTTAATGAAAATACTCAAGATTACATTTTAACAGATGCAATATTTATTGTTACTGGTTTAGTAGAAACCAGTTTAGAAGTTTATAAACAACGATTAAAAATGCCTAGATATGGTTTAGTCGAAGGTGGAGTAAGTATAACTGATTTATACTTACCAAAAACTTTTAAAGATGCTATATGTGAAGTAGCTATACTATTAAAAATTAGAGGTGTATCAGTTGAAATTCCAGAAGTTCAACATGGTGGAATTTAGATGTTATGGAAGTTGAATATTATCAGAATAATGAATTTAACAGTGAATCATATTTTACACCATTTATAAAAAGTTTACTTTTACCTTATATAATTGGTTTAAACGGTGTAAGTGTTATAAGAACTAGAAGGTCATTTTAATGCAGCGTGGTAATGTTAATACATTAGCAACAGATGATTGGGCTAAGACTAAACCTAATTCAAAATACAAAGGTTTACGAGTTGGTAAAGATTCAGATGGGTTTTACTTGTTTTATATTGCTAATGGTGAAAAGTGTATAGATAGTAATAGGTTTGAACAAGCTACATTAATACCAGAAGAATTAATTAATACTATAGTTGAACGTATAATATTAGAAAAGTATGACTAGTTTAATTCAATTATTTTCTGATACTGCTGAAACACTTTTTACTACGTTTAATGAGTTTATAACTGTTTGTACAGTTAAACGTATAACTGATAGTTCATATGACCCTATTAGTGGAATAGTTGTAGATACAACTGAAAGTATAGAGTTTTTAGGAGTTTTACTTGATGTAAACTCTACAGATTTAAAAGAGAATTCTAGTTTAAATTTATCTTTAACAGATAAAAAGATATTAGTTACAAATTTCACACTAGTTCTAACTACTAATGATATAATAAGTATAACAGGTGTAGAGTTTATTTTACTAGCTGTACCAATTAATATAACTACAACTAGTAAAATATTAACTAAAATGTTTATACGTGCAACAGTTTAAAAATTTAATATGCCATTCAGTGGTTCAACTTTTTATGAAAAAATTAGACAATTACTGCAAATTAAATTAGCAAGTAATTGGACTGAAACAAGAGTTCAATATGATAATGTTAAATTGAACCCAGCACCATTGAACAGTGAAGCATGGATAGCATTTAATATAGGTTATGGTTTTGAAAAGAATAGTGAATTTGGTAATGGTATAACAAGAAGACAACAAGGTTTTGCACAGATTACTATTTATATACCAGTTAATATTGGTACAACGTTATGCAAACAAATTACAAGCAATATTTTCTAATTATTGTATTGAAAGTTTAAGAGTTAGAGATATGGAATTTAGATTAGTAGGTGTTACCAGTGATGGTATTTGGTTTAGAGGTGTTTTAACTTTGTATTATAATGCAGACGTGCATCAAGGTGAATATCATGGTTGATGATACAGCTAAACAAGAATTAGAAAAGTATTTATTATCAATTACTCCAAAACATATTAAATTATATAAACCTAAAATTATAGGTTTAATTAGAGTAAGTGAAGATGTAAAAGTTAATGGTAATTATACTATTCAATTACTATCTGAAGGTAGTAGTTACTTTATATTAGAAATCAATCTTTGTTATATTGTAGGTAGTTATACTATTAAACATATTAATGATGATTTTTCTGATTTATTACAGTTAAACAAAGTTATAAATAATGTTTTAAAAGTAGATAGTTTTACTGTTACAAAAGGTAAAAATATAATGTATAATAGTATGATTTTTGAAACAGTTACACTAGCATGTTATATAAGTAAAGTAATTATGTAAGTTTTATATACTAAGATTTTAAATTTTATTATATAAATTTTGCAGATGACTAAATAATTAATTACAATAAAAAGGAAGGTGATCACATGTCTGATGCAAACGTTGTTTATCTAAACTGTGGTAAAGAAACTACGCAAGGTGTTCCAGCAAGTTATGAAAACTTATTGCAGATTAGATATACTGGTGAGGGTTTTAACTCTTCACCAGAGTTGACTTCTACTGAAGAAGTTAACTCAAATTTACGGGAAAGTGACCAGATAATGACAGCGTACAATGCTGAAGGTAGTGTTGATTTCGCATTAAGCAATGCACCACAATTTCATCGTTTTATTCCAGCCGCATTACTAGCTACTGGTGATGAGTTAATGTGGGGTGGTGGTACTTATGAAGTTAGTGTTACTGGTGCTGAAGTTTCGGTAGTTATTACTGCGGGTCCCCCTATTGTTTATACATTAACTTGTGCGGCAGCTGATGCAGTCTTCACTGGTTTATCTATTGGACAGTGGATTCGTTTAACTGGTTTTACTGAAGATGCAAATAATACTTTTGTAAAGATTGCAAACATTAATACTATTGCAGACCCACACGTAGTAACAGTTGAAGAGATGAATATACCACTAGTTGCAGAAGTTGCAACTGCTGTTGGTATTGAAGGTAGTATGATTCGTGACGGTCGTGATGCTTCTTGGGGTCTTACTAACCCTAAAACTACTTTCTTCTTTGAAAAAGGTATTCCAGCAACTAATGATAGTGAAGCTGTGTATCACTTGTTTACAGGTGAACAAATTAGTTCTATTAATATGGATTTTCAACCTAATGCGTTAGTTACTGGTTCTGTTAGTTTTATTGGTACTGGTTTAAAACGACAAGCGACTCCTTATACTATAAGTTCAGTTGATGATACATCTGAAGTGTTTAATGCAGCATCATTTAAAACTGTTATACGTCAAGATGGCAGTGCTATTCAAGTAACTGGTATGAGTTTTACTTTAGGTGATTTAGCACGTGCTAGGAATACTGTTGGTGCTTTTGCACCTACTGGAACTGGTAGGAATAGTATTATTCCAGAAGTTACCCTAAGTACATACTATAGCACTCGTAAAGCATTAGAAGATAGTTTTGACCCTAATACTGGTAATTTAGTTCAAAAGAATGTATCAGCTAAGTGTGAAACTAATGATGGTGCAGCATTTATTGTTACATTTCCACGAGTTACAATGGTAGCATCTTTACCATCTGGTGCTAAGAATGAAGATTTGATGATTGATGGTAATGCCGCTTATACTTATCATCCGATAAGTGGTGAGATGTATACAATACAAGTTGATAGATTTAAACCTTTAGCATAAGTTAAAGGTATTTTTAATAATTGATTAGTTTATCTAATCAATTAAATATAAAGGTAGATAATATATTATGTCTAATATAGCTGAAGAGGTTGTTATACCTGTTGTACATATTAAAGGTATATCATGGTCAGAAACTACAAATGAAAGTGGTTTTAGTAAAGCACAAAAAATCACTGATGAACAACGAAAACAAGAAGTTGATAGATTTAAACCTTTAGCATAAGTTAAAGGTCTAACTGGTTAGATTATATAAAAGTTTTTAATTTATTATATAGTTTAACCGATTTTACAACAACAAAAATAAAAAATAGGAATGTTATTATTTATGACTACAGTAGGTAAAGAGTTATTATCAGCATTTGAACCTTTAGAATTTATTGCTGATAATTATAAAAGTGTTAATGGTGTATGGGATTATTTGGATGCACGTAAAACTATTCGTTGGAAAATTGCATCATCTAGTACAGATATATACCGTAAGGCTTTTATGAAGGCTTACTCTGATGATTCACAAAAATCAGGTTCAAAGACACAAGCAGCTAAAGATAAAGGTTTAATTAAAATTCAACGTGAATTAGCCTCTGAATTATTAGTTAAAGGTTGGGAATATGCAATTCCAACTGGTTTAGATGGTGATGGTAAACCGCTTTATGAGTGGAAAGTTGGATGTCCGTATATTAAGTTTGAGTATGAACCTAACGGACAGATTAAACATGATACTGATGGTAAACCTGTTCATCAAGTTGTTATTTTAGAAGCGTGTATCCCTAGTAATATTTTAAAAGTTTTAGAAGTTTATAAAGACTTTCTTACTAGTGTAATGAATATTGCTGGTGATGATGAGTTATTTGGCGTATTAAACGTCGAAGATATCAAAAGATAAGTTAGGTAATTATGTACTGTGGATGGAACAGTACGGTGAACAGTTAAAAGCGTTACAAGACTTAAAGAAGACTTGGGAAGAAAGGGGTTTAGATAGAAGCCCTAAACTGTTAGAAGAGTATGACTCTTTTGACTTATCAGCAAAAGAGTTTTACTTGATAGAAGATTTCTATAATCTTAGTTCTACTAGACAAAACGGTGAATCGTCAATAGGTGGAATATTATACTCTGAAATAAAAAGTTATTTAGAGTTAGGTGTTTCTAAATATTCGTTTAATGAAGGATTAATGTTTTACTGTGATGTTATAAAACATTTAGATAGAATTTACCGTAACTATAGAATGGAACAGATTAAGAAAGAGTTTGACAAAAGTAAAAGTAAAACGAGAAGTAGGAAATAAAAATAATAATAAAGTTTTAGGTAATACATTATTTTATTAATGTATTACCCTTTTTACCTTAGTAATATTATTTAAAAGTTTATTAAGTTAAAATGTTAAACTAATAGGAAGCATGGCAGACGAAACATTAGGTACATTAAATATTGAGGTAAAAGCTGATAAAGCTACTGAAAATGTTAAACAGTTTTCAACTGAGTTAGATAAAGCAGCTAAACGTGCTAAAAAAGCTGAAGATAGCCTCAAAAGTTTAATTAAAATGGCGGAACAGACTAATAAAATCATCAAGACCTTACCAAAAGGTCTTGATGATTTGTCGCGTGCCAATAGCACAACTGTTAAACCAGTTGGAAAAGTTGAACAATCTACTCAATCTGTTTCATTTGATATAGATTATGATAATAGTGGTTCAACTTCTTTAAATAGAGATTTACAGTTAATACGTTTAAATGCTATGGAAGCATCAACAGCTATTGAACAATTAAACGATAACATAAGTAAAACTGGTAATACAGTTATAGTTAAACCTTCAACAACACCAGTTGAACCAGATATAGCTGATGATGCAGCTGATAAACAAGTTGAAGCTAATGAAAAGTTAAGTGAGTCTAATAGAAATGTAGGGGCTTCTGTGGCAACAGTCACATTAGCATTACTTAGGAATAGAGAAGCTATAGTAACTGCAACAGGTGCTATAGCTGGTTTAGCAAGTACACTTACACTAACTAATAAATTAACAGCATTAGTTAGTGTTTTACAAGGTGTAAATATGGCTATGTCTATATTTAAAGTAGCAGGTGATAGAATGCTTGCAGGTATTTTAGCATTAGCAAGTGCTTTAGTATCTATGATTGCTAAAGTGTTTAGTTTTATTAGAAGTATTGATTTATCTACTATATCTCTTACAGCATTTATTGGGATGTTAAAAGCATCAACAGCTTGGGTTATTAACTTTTTAACTAGTCTTACTATATCAAAAATTATAACATTTTTCACTTCTATTCCAACTTTAGCAATGCAAGGCTTTAAGAAATTAAAAGATAGTCTTGCAAGTGTTAAAAGTTCGGTCAATCAAGCATACACAGCTTCTCTAATAAAAGCTAGAGAAGCTACAAAAAATTTCAAAAATGAAGTAAATCAAACAGCAACAGAATCAGCTAATCTTGAAAAAAGGTTAGGCGGTTTAGCATTAAAATATGGTGCTATAGGTGTCGCTACTGTTGGTGTTGGTTTAGGTGTAGGTGCTATTGCAAATTCATTTGATACAATTGTTAAAACTGGTTCAGAATTTCAACAATCTATGGCTAATGTTTTATCTGTTAAATCAACAGAAATTAATATAGATACAGCACAAGGTAAAGAACAGTTTAACGAGTTAAGCCAAGTTGCAAGAAAAATGGGTGCTGAAACAGCATATTCAGCAAAAGAAGCCGCTGAGGCTATGTATAACATGGGTACTGCTGGTTTATCAACTAAAGATATTATAACAGGTGTAGGAGATGTATTAAATTTAGCATCAGCTTCTGGTATGGATTTAGCTAGAAGTTCTGCTGTTGCAACTGATTTAATGTCTGGATTTGGTAAAACTTCTAAAGATTTAGGGTCTGTTGTTGATATATTAGCTTTTGTATCAAGTAATGCAGCTACATCAGTAGAAGATTTTTATGAAGCTGGTAAATACGCTGCACCTGTTGCTACCGCATTAGGTGTTTCAATGGAGGAAACTGCTGCTGCTATAGGTATTATGGCTGATCAAGGTACTAAAGGTTCAAGTGCTGGTACTGCATTACGTGCAGCACTTCTTAGATTAGCATCAACACCTTCTACAGTTAAATCAGCTTTTGCAGAATTAAAAGATATGCAAATGTTTGATGAATCAATACAATCTGCTGATGATTTAGGTAATGTTGTTGAAGGTTCACAACAAGCTATTAAAGCAATGGGTATTCAGATAGAAGATACTGCTACTGGTAAAATGCGTTCAATGAATGACATACTTACAGATTTATCTGTAAGTATGAAAGATTATTCTGATGTTCAAAAAGCTTCTACCTTATCTACAATTTTTGGTGCTGAAGCTGTGACTGGTATGCTTTCATTAGTAAATTCAGTAGATTCAGGTACAAAAAGTTTAGCTAGTTTTACTGAAAAAGTAGAACTAGCTAGTGGTACTGGTGATAAAATGGCTAAAATTCGTGTAGATACTTTAGTAGGTGATATAGCTAACTATGAATCTTCTTTAGATGAGTTAATGATTACTATTTTTACAGGCATTGAACCTGCATTACGTATGTTTGTTCAAATGTCTATAAATACTGTAAATAATATAACAAGTCTTTTAAAAAGTTTTGGAGGTGCTTTAGTAAATATACATAAACATTTACAACCTTTATATAGTATATTAGCTGCACTAGCTTCACCAATAGTATTGTTATACACATTAGTTACATCAATTACTAAAGCATTTATAACATTATCAGCTATTTTTATACAATTTTCTTTAATAGGTTTTGCTAAGCAATTAGAAGCAGTTAAAACTATTGCTGAACAATTAAAACAAGAATTGTACAATACATTTGAACCTATAATAGTTGCTGTAATGCCTTTAATAGATTTTTTAAACAAATTAATTATACAATTTACAGGTGTTGCAAACAGTAATAAAGAAGCTAAAGATACTATTTATATAGTAGCAATTGCAGCACATTTACTTGGTAAAGTCATTGGTACTGTTTTAATAATTGCTTTAAAAATTCTAGTTAAAATACTTACTAATGTCTTATCAGTAGTAGCAATATCTGTTAAAGGTTTTGTTATGATGGGTGTTGCTATAGGAGAATTTGCAGCAGAAGTTGAATCAAAATATTCAATTATAGAGGATTTTGTAAATGGTTTTATTTTAGGTAGTGTTACAATAGTTAAATTTATCACAAGTGCAGTTAAGGATTTAGAAGGAGTTATAAATCTTTTAATATATTTTGTGTTTTTATTTGAAGATAATAATAAAGTTTTTGATTCTACAGGTGAAACTGTTATATCAGTTGTAAGTGCATTTACTCTTGTATTTAATATATTAAATATTGGTGTAGATAGAATTGGTGCATTTGCAGATTCAGTTAAAACATCTACAGATAATCTATCTGTTATGGGTAAAATTGGTATGTTTTTAGCTGTAGTGATAATGCGTTCTATACAGATTATTATTAGTAGTTTTGTCAATGCAACTTATGCTGTACTGTCATTATCAGTTATATTGTTACATTTATCTGATTCTGTCATAAAAACAGTAGCACAAAGTGTAGCCTTTTTATGGATGTTATTATATGATGGTATTAATACAACTGATACATTAAAAGATTCAATATCTGAAACATTTAATGTATTAATTAAGTTATTAGCACAAATTAGTTTTAAAAGATTAATTTTTGGATTACTTTCAACTGGTATAACACTTTTAAATGTATTTAAATTTGATTCTATTAAAGCAAGTGTACTTGAATTTCTTAAATTTATTTCTACTAATTTTAGTAAAGTTAATTTATTGTATTATATAGTTAAAGAAGTTAGAAGAAGTTTTGAAGTTTTAACTGTAATATTTAATGAATTAAAAACATTATTAAGTAATTTATTTAGTGATTTATTTAGTGATATGCCTAATATAAGTTTATATGAGTTTGGATATTATATTGGGCATACACTTGTAGGTGGTATTATTGCATCATCTGATTTTATAATTAATACAATTAAAATAGTTTTACAGTATATAGCTGATTTATTTCCTCACTCTGAACCTAAAAATTCTAGTAGTCCTCTATCTGGTATAACTACTTGGGGTTCAGATATATTAGTAATAATTGGTAAAGGAATAACAGATGGTGCTGGTTATTTAGTTACTTCTACATTAAAAATACTTGCATTATTAGTTTTAACTTTAAATGCTATTCGTTTTGAAGTAACTGCTAATTTTCTTTTAATAGTTAATGCTATCAATCCTTTAAATATAGTTAATGTATGGATAAATACATT